TGAACTCTGTTTTATAAAAAGCAGCTTTGCGAAGCGATTCGCATTGAAAAATCGGGAGAATTAGGTGGAACTCTTAAATAAGACAATACCTAACCGAGCTTAGATGGGAATCTAAGAAGGTGTAGAGACTAATGATATACCACAAGACCTGTGATGAAATCAACACGAGAACCCGACATCTTATATTATAAGATGATGATATAGTCCGAGCTATATGGTGACATATAGAACTAAATTTTAAATGAATTTAGGATAACAACCCTGATACGGAAAAACTCAATCTGAATACAGTAAACTATTTGACCCTTCATACACATTAAAAACAACTTTGAATGGTCAACTAGTATTAACAATGTTAATTGAGCAACTTAGTACTATAGATCATTTAAAAGTATTACAAATTAATACTGATGGCTCTACTATAATGTTTAATAGAAATGATTATAACAAAGTAGTTGAAATATGTAATAAATGGGAAAATCAAGTAAATTTAAAGTTAGAATACAATGAGTATAGTAAGATGTTTATATCTAATGTAAATAATTATATCTCGCAATATACTAACGGAAAAGTTAAATTAAAAGGTGCGTTTGAAATAGATCGAGGATTAGTTAAAGATCATTCTATGTTAATTGTACCAAAGGCAGCTAAAGCATACTTTATAGATAATATAAAACCAGAAGATTTTATATTATTTCATGATGATATATTTGATTTCTTTTTAGCAGTAAATGTTAAATCAAAAGAACATCAGTTATGGGAAGGTGAGTTAATAACAGAACAAATACCATCTAAAATAAAAAATAGATTTAAAACAATAGTTAGATTTGAAAAAGAAAGAAGATTACAAAAAGTAACTAGATATTTAGTAACTAAACAAGGTAAAACATTCATGAAAATAATGCCACCATTAGCTGGTAAAGATTCAATCAGAGAATCAAATATTCATGTTGATTACTTATGTACTGAATGTAATAATTTAACAAATGTAAACTTACATTCTTTATTTAAATTAATAAACTATGATTTTTACATCAAAGAAACTTATAAACTTATAAATTCAATTAATAAATAACTATGTTAGAAATATCATTACACGAAAGATTTTTCTTAGATCTTGGTTTTGACGAATTTCATGAAATAAACGATTTACCTGATACAACTCTAAAAGACAAAGTATTATTTAAAAATATAACTAAACCTTTAATTTCTAAGTATAATTTAATTAACAAATTAATCATAGTATTAGGACTATACAATAGTAAAGAAGAATCTTGCGATTTAGAATATTATACAATTGACATCAATGATTATATTGCTAATTTAAATAATGAATTTATGAATAATGAATCATTAAATAAATTAGTAGTTAAAGTTTTTGGTGATAATGGATTTAACGGTGTCTTTGTAACCCATAACCATAATATTAATGTAGATCCTTTATGGAATTATATTAAATCAAACTTAACTCCTATAAATTTAATAGAAAAATCATTAGTTATACCAGGATTATATATATTTGATGAAGTCGAATTTGATTTTTTCAGGGTACATCAATTAAAATTAAACCCCAACTTATCTGAAAATTATAAAATAATAAATAAAAACATATCAGTAGAACTATGAAATTAGTAATAAACACATTTGAAGAATTTTTCCTAGATTTAGGAGTAGAGGAATTTTACGATTTATCAAAGTATCAAAATCAAATTCTACCAATTGAAATAGAAAATAAAGTTCTAGAAAGATTTAAAGAACTTGGATTAATGGATTCATTAATAATAGCTTTTAGAAGTTCTTTACTCATAGAAGGTGATTCAGAATATAGAACTAGCAATATTGATGATATTGAAATAAATGGTAAGAAAACAGTAATGACGATACCATTAGTACCATATATTGAATATCTAACTAAATTAAAAAATGGTGAATCTGGTGATGAATATTTAGATATTCTATTATTACCAAACGATGAACTAAGTAATGAAGATAGGCATAAACTATTAACATTAGAGTTTATGGATAAAATAAGCACTAGTTTTTCTTTATATGAAAAAGCTTTGGCTGATAAAAACTTTAGTTATATAGATAGTTTAAAACATTTATGTCAATCTAATTTTAGAACTATTCCTACTGTACAAACAGATTTAATTTGTCAAGAAGGATTGTTTGTATTTGATGAAGAAAGAGAGCATAAAGATTTTGTAAGAGTAAAGTCAATGGAATTAGTAGATGATGGAAGCATTAAACCTACTAAAGATATACTTTTAGAATTAGATAATATAATCTGGTAATGGATAGAAATGAATTTCAAAAATTAACAGTAAATAATATAGTAAAAAATTATGAAGTAAGATTAAATTCGCTAGCATTACTTGCTACAGGTGTAGGTAAAACCAAAGTCGCAATAGAGTTTCTTGCTAAAATTGTAAATAAAATAAACAAGCAATCAAGAATACTATTTGTTGTCCCAACAGAAATACTTAGAGATGTTAACGTTCCAAATGAGTTCAAGAAATTTAGAAGAAAAGCACTTTATGATTTACACGTAGATTCCATATGTTATGATTCATTGGTAAAATTAAATTTAAATGTATATGATATAATAATATTAGATGAAGTACATAATTTAACTTTACCAATGGTCAATTATTTACTAACTACAAATTCATTTTTATTAGGTTTAACAGGTACAGAACCTCGTAGAAAACCATTTATAGTTGATATGCTAAAATTTGATATAGTTGGTAAAATGTCATTAGATGAAGCTGTAGAAAATAAATTTGTATCAAATTATGAAATTAAAGTTGTATTTTCAGAACTAAATTTAAATGAAAAGATAATGTATAAAAGATTATCTAGAATATGTGAGTTAGAACCTACTGAGCAAAATAATATTAAAAGAGCAAACTTCTTATATAGATTAGATTCTAAATTTGAAGTTGGTACTTGGATATATAATAATCTAATATCGAAAGATGATAGAGCTATTATATTTTGTGGATCAATAGAGCATACTAAAAAAATATGTTCAAATGTTTATCATTCAAAATCTGGTAAAAAAGCTCTTAACGATATGATTGATTCAAAAATAAATCATATTGCGTGTGTAAATGCATTGAATGAAGGAATTACTATACCTAATCTTAATAAAGGTATATTATTAAAAGTAAATAGTAATGAGAAAAACTTACTACAACAACTAGGTAGATTATTACGTGGTGATGATCAATCTACATTATATATAGTGTGTTCTAAAGGTACTCAGGAAGAAGTATGGTTGAACAGTATTTTAACATTTTTAAACAACGATAAAATAAATAAAACAACATATGAAGAATTAAAAAATGAAAAGATTAAATAAAGAGATAGAATTAAAATTTATAGAAAACGGAATTGATATTGATGAGGGATTTCTATTTCTATTGGCTATTTATTATGACTTAGAGTACACTAGTTTGGTAGCTTATACAAGAGCTCAAATAACTACTTTAAAAATGGTAGATTTGAACTTAGATACTAAGAAATTGGAGTTAAAAATGAATTTATTTGAAGATGAATCAGTAGATGATTATTCAGATTATGATTTCATAATTCCAATAAGAAGTAAATTTAAATCAATAAATCCAGAGAGAAATGGACCTTTAAAAGAGGTTAAAGTTAGAATTGCTTCTTTTATGCGTGAAAATAAATCCGTAACCAAAGAAGAGATTATTGGAGCTTGTGAATATTATTTGGAATCTATAGATGATCCTCAATACCTTAAAAGTCTAAACTATTTTATAAAACATAAAAAGGATAGTCGATTATTATATTGGGTAGAATTATTTAGAGAACAAAAAGATTTAAATGATAGAAATTTAAATAATACAACTTTATTCACATAGAGACAATATGAACATATTAAAAGAAATTTCTTTAGGTCAATCTGGATATAACGTAGGATTAACAACAGGTACTCCTTTAGATGAGGCAATAGGTGGTATATTAAAAAGACATTATTACTTAATAGGTGGTAGTCCTGGTTCTGGTAAAACAACAATGATATTATATTCTTTTATAGTACAACCTTACCTTGAATGTTTACGAAATAAAGTAGTTCCACCATTATGGATATTCAATTCTTTAGAAATGTCTAGAACTGAAATAGAAGCTAAATTAATAGTAATATTTCTGTATTTAGACTATGGAATTGACCATTATGATAGTCAAGTAAAACGAATTAATTCTGATAACGTTGAAGAGCCAATAAAACGTTATATCAGTTCTAATTATTTACTAGGTAGAGATACTTGTTATCACACTAATGATGATGGTACACAAGTTAAATGTATAGAACCTTTATCGACTTCTATAGCTGAAAAAGTTAAAGAAGTTTATAATAATAGAATTATACCTTTAATGGGTAATTATGATGATGACGATAATCCGATTTCAGAACGAAGAGTTGTTTTCTGCACTAAATTAACTCTTGGTCAATTTGAAAATCAATTATTAGCTTTATCAAAAGTAAAAGAACCTGTACATAAAATTGTAATCACAGATCACATTAGAAAAGTAATGACAGAAGGTAAAACATTATATGAAACTATAAATGAGTTTTCAAACAAGTGCGTAGATTACAGAAATAGACATGGAATAACATTTGTAAACCTAATTCATGTAAATAAAAGTGTCTCTGATGTAGACAGATTGAAATTTGCAGGTGATACAATATTTCCAGGTGACGAATCTATTAAAGGTAGTGAGAATTTATTAGAAGATTGTGATACAGGTATTACATTGTTTAATCCTTTAGATCAAAAATACAATTTAACAACTCATTTTGGAGTTAAATTATATGATGTTAATAAAAGATTAATTAACCCATACTTGAGGTCGTTTCACGTTATAAAAAGAAGATTTGGAGAGTTTCCTGCACATGGTCATATGAACTTAAAAGGAGCTTTAGGAGTTTACGAAAGAATACGTAAATAGAATTAACAAGTGAACAATTTATAATTAAAAAAATGGCAGAAGTAATCATTGTATCAGGACCGACAGGGTCAGGTAAAACAACCTCATTAAGAAATTTAAATCCAGATGAAACATTTATTGTTAGATGTACAAATAAATCATTACCATTTGCAAAATCAAAGACATTATATAATACAGAAAAACAAAATTTATATACATTCAAAAGTGCTGATGAATCTAATCCAGTAGCAGGATATATTCAATTTGCACAAGTTGTAAAATATTTACCAACTCTTAAAAATATAAAAACAGTTATTTTTGATGATTTTGGAATGTTAATGTCAGATGAATTTTTATCTAGAGCAAAAGAACCAGGTTACACTAAATTTACAGATCTTAGTAAACATGTTAATGATAGTATTAATATGCTTAAGAATTTAGATATGGATGTAATCATAGTACTAATGTATCATGATGAAATAGATGGCGATGAATTTAATAGAGCAAGAAAGTTATCATTAATGGGTAGAATGACAGAGGATAAATGTCATCCTAGTAGGTCTGTTACATACCACTTATACACTCATACAACGTTTGATAAAAAAGACAATAAAGCCAGTTACTGGTTTGTAACTAATGCAACCAAATTAGACAACATTAAAATAGAAGCTAAATCACCTATGGGTGTATTTGAAGATATTTTAATACCAAATGATTTAGATTTCGTAATTAAAAGAATGCACGAATTTGAATCATAAAATTTGCACAAAACAAAAAAAATTAATAACTTTACAAATAAATAAATAACCAATCATGGCAGAGCAAGTAAGTTTAACAGTTTCACAATTGAAACAAGACAAAGAAAATGGATTATCAACTAAAGAAATGGCTAAAAACTATGGAGTACCAGAAGTAGCCCTTAAACAATTGTTCAAAGAACATCCATTGTTAAAAGAATTAAAATCTAAAAGAGGTGTTAAAATCAATTTAATTGATGATATTACACCAACTGAACCAAAATCTACAGTTGAATTAAAAGTAGAAGAAACTCCAACTTCATTTCAACAAGAACAACAATCATTTCAACTTTAATCATTAATCTCAATCATTAACTAACAATTTAATTATTTAAAAATTATGTTCACATTTAGTAACGAAGTATTTGAAAACAAATCTCAATTTGACAATTCTGGATCAAGACCTAACTTAGGCTTAAACAAAGCTAGACTAGAAAAAGTAGAATATTTAACTTCTGACAAAGGTACATCATATGCTAAAATGCATTTCTTAGTAGGTACTACTCCTATGAATGTATCCTTCTTTAATCTAACTGACATTTTCGTAAATGGAAATAAAATTAGTGTTAAAAATGTAAAATCAGAAGAAGAAAGAAAAGCTTTATCAAAAGAAACTTCTAAAGTTGCGTCTGCATTTTATCAGTTAATTACTTGTTATATTCCAGCAGAAGAAGCTCAACAACAATTAAACGAATTTCAACAATTAGGAGGTAGCTTTACTCTTGAAAAATTAGTACAAGCATTTAATAAAATAGTTTCGTTTGATATGTATTCTGATGTTGATATTGATGTATTCTGTATTCATCAGAAAAAGTTAACCGATGATGGCAAAGAATATTTAACAATTCAATCTTCACCTTATCCAGGTGAGACTATCTTTACAAAACATACTGGTGAATACACAGAACATTTAACAGAGGAGACTAAAGCTGGTAAATCAGTTAAAACACTTGTTTATGTTAATGCAGAAGGCAAAGAACATCCTATTAAAAGAAGTAATTGGTTTTTGACTAGTGAACATACTGGTTGGTTATCTAAATTAAAAACTACAAGTTCTGCAAGTCCATTATTAGGCTCAATTCCTAATGCAACTACATCTGCGGAAGCTCAAAGTCAGGTAACTGATTTATTTGGCAATCCAGTAAAATAAATTAATAAACTTAAATCCCCTTATTTAATTATAAGGGGATTTTTAATATAATTTAAAATGATTAACTTCGATTTTAAAAATGAAAAATTTAATGTTAGAGATTTTATAAGATCTTTTGATCAAATTAAATTATTCGAGTATTTTTTAAATGAAGAAGTTTTGTTTAATACTAAATATACTAATCCATTTAGAAATGACACTAATCCAGGTTGTTTTTTTAGTGAGTCAGATGATTGCATAATATATTTTAATGATTATTCATATAATCCAAATTGGTTTGATATAGTAGATTTCATAAGATTGGGATTTAATTGTTCATTTAATGAATCAATTGATATAATAAATGATTTAGAATTGAAAGGTTACGTATCTAAAAATACAATAATAAATCCTTTACCAATTAAAAAGCCAATCGTCAAAACTTCAGACAGATATTACCTTAAATATTTACCTAAATCAGACTATTCTAATAAAGATTTAGAATACTGGTCTCAATATGGTATAGTAAAAGAACAATTGATAAATGATAGTGTATTTTCTGTAGATTTATATGAACAATTTGATTTTAAGAATAATCTTTATACAGTATATAAAAATCATGGATTAATGTTTGCTTATACTGATTTTACGAATAATGGATTAAAACTATATTCTCCTTTAAGTAAAATTAAATGGCGAAGTAATCTTAATAAAAATGACTTAGGTAATATTACTAAAATAGATTATACTAAAGATTATATAATATTAACTAAATCATATAAAGATACTAGAGTATTAAAGAATTTAGGATTAACAAATGTTATATGGTGTCAATCCGAAACTTCATTTAATGAAGAGACAATAAAAGAACTTTTTGTACAATTTAAAAGACCAATTGTATTTTTTGATAATGACAATGCAGGAATAAATTCAGCTATAAATCTAAGTAATTTTATAAAAGAAAGAATAGGAAGATGTGATAACATACATTTACCTGTTAATTTATTGTCAGAAAAAATAAAAGATATATCGGATCTATATAAATCTAAAGGTATATCTGAATGTTTAACATTTTTAAAACAAGTAAGTTTAGATGAGTACATCGAGTAATATTCAAAAAGCAATTATTAGATTGCAATTTAAAGATCCATTTTCAGGATGGTTTTTATCTCAAAGTCATGTGAAGACTAGTGATAAAGTAAAATTTACAAATATAAATATAAGAGGTTTATCTTATGAATTAGTATTAAATGAAAAATTAGTAGAAAATATATCTTCTGAATCTTTAAAGAATATTTTAAATCATGAAATGATTCATATTATTTGTAATCATTTATTAGATAGAAATAAATATTCTGATAAGTTTTTATGGGATATAGCGTGTGATATTGAAGCAAATCAATTTGTACATGATTTAAAAACTTTATTAAGTGATTTTCCCGAATATGCTACATTAGAAAAAATAGAAGAAGTTACTGGTTTAACTTTAAACAAAAGAGCATCTGCTGATTATTATTATCAAAAATTAACTAATTTATCAAATCAACAAAAGCAAGAGTTAAAGAATGAATTTGGATCGCCATCTTTTCAAACTGAATCAGGCGACGAGTCTGAAGAAGGACAAGGTGATGAATCAGATGAAGAAGGTCAAGGATCTGGTAATGGTGACAAGAGTTCTGATGATGATATACATTCTTGGACTACTTCTAATGAAGAAGCAAATGGAAATGTTGATAATTTAAATGAATTATTAAAACAATCTATAAGTAATAATGTATCAAGTAATATAGAAGAATTTGTTAAAAGTAATGACAAATCAAAAGGTAATTTACCAGCTTCAGTTCAAGAGAGGTTAAATTTAAAATTGGATAGAGCTAAAGTAGATTGGCGAAAAGAATTTAGAATATTTGGTACAGGAGCTAAAACAAGTACATTAGTAAGTACTAGAAAAAAGGAATCTAAAAGATATCCTGATGCACCAGGTAAAAAGAAAGTTAGACATGCTAAAATATTATTCATGATAGATGTATCCGGATCAGTTTCAACTGAAGAGTTACATGAAGCACTTAATGAATTGTATCATTTAACAAAGCAAGGTTACGAAATAGATATCTTACAATGTGATACAGAAATTAAATATTACGATAATAAAAAAGCAGTTAGAACTCTAACTAGACAGAACTTAAATACATTCGACATTATAGGTAGAGGTGGTACATGTTTTGCACCTGCTCTAGAGTATTTTAATACACATAAACAAGTTTATGATGCTGGAATATACTTTACTGATGGAGGTGGAGATGACGTTATTAAAACCTACAAAAAACTACTATGGTTAGTATCATCTAATGGTACTGACAAATATTTAAATTTACAAAACAATCAATCAATAATTAAAATAAACAAATAAAACTATGTCTGAAATTAAATCAATTCCTCAATTAAATCAAAAGGAAACAGAAACATTTTTACACTCATTTATGATTAACAATTATAAATTAGTAACATCTACAAATCTTAGTGATATTAGACCTACCGCATTAAACATTGTAGGCATCAGTGGTATTGGTAAAACCAGTATTATTAGACAAGTTGCTAGACAATATTTATTAGCATTGAGAGATGTTAATCCATTAGCATATGAACAAATTGATCCTACAAGATTAGATGAACAAATCGTTAAATTATCATTGGCTCAAATGTCAGAAGAAGGTGATTTAATTGGATTATCTTACAAAGTATATGAAGCAATTGATAAAGAAAATAACACTCGTTGGATTCCTGAAAATGCTCTTCAAACAGAGTTAATGAGTTCACAAGAAAGAAATAATAGTGGTGAATTAGAATTTACTTTGAAATTAACAGGTCAAGTTAAAACTGAAACTGCACCTCCATCCTGGATTAAAGGTAAAAGTGATTTTGTAGTATTAATCTTAGACGATTTTAACCGTGCAAATCCTCAAATCTTACAAGCCACAATGGAATTGATTAATGAAGGCGAATCTTTAAGTTGGAGATTACCATCTACTGCACAAATCATTTTATCAAGTAATCCTGATGACGATCCAGATTATATGGTTACATCAATGGACGAAGCTATGAAATCAAGAATGGCTATTATAGAAATGATTTTTGATAAGTCAGCTTGGTGTCAATGGGCTGAGGTTAATAAATTAGACTCTAGGGTAATTAATTTTGTCCATTATTATGGTGAATTGTTTAGTAGTAAATCAAAAGATTCATCTATTAAAGTTAATAGAATTGCACCTCGTAGTTATACTAAATTAGCTACAATGTTAGGTGTAATTAAAGATTGGAAAGAATCTATTAATTATATTTCAAGATTATCTGGATCATTAATTGGAGTACCAGATTCAGTTAGATTATTATCATTTATTGAAGGTGGATTAGATAAATTAACGCCAGTTGATGAATTAGTTAAATTATCGAAAGATGAAATGACTAAAGAATTACATTCTATAATTGGTGGATATGTAACTAATCCAGATGGTACTGATAATCTTAAATATGAAATTACTAAAGCTGCTATATATACAGAACGATTTATTTCTTATATGATTAATAATATTGAAACAATTTCTGTAGATCAAGCTAAAAATATTGCTAGTTTATTTAGTAATGGTAGTAATCCTAATATGTCATTATTTAGTCAATCTATGACTACATCTTATACTACTAGGTGTAATAATCTAATTGATCCAAAATACGCTTCTAAATTACAAAAAACTAACTTAACTCAAGGAGCTGCATTAAGCTTAATTGACATTTAATATTATGATTACTATTTTAGAAAAATATAAAGAAAGTAATTATTTAAAAGTACATCATAATCAATGTACTTTTGAATTTAATAATTATAATTTAAAAGGATTAAAAACACTTTTATTAAAAATACTCTGTAATGCACCAACTAAGGGTTATACTCATAGTATTAATTTTACATCTATTTCTTATGAAAACAATATTAGTGTTCATAATATAATAAATTTTATAGGTATTATAAATTATATTGAAAATTACGACAAAGAAACTATTGGTAATAAAATATCATTTACTTCTATTAATACTTATCCAATGAGTTATGATACTTTATTTAAAGAATTTAATATAAAGAGAACTTTGGATATTAATAAAAGTGATTATATTTATTGCAATAGTCCTAGTACTAAAAATGTATGTGGAAAACCATGGGAACAATTATTTAATAAGTTAAATATAAGTAGATATTATAATAATAATGAATTACAATCAATTTTTGATGATATTGAATGTGATAATAATATTAGTGATTTATTAGTATTGTCAGATAAGTTTTTACATCATATAGATTTGCAATATAGATTTTGTAATTTCACAAAAATAGATGAATTTACAAATGAAATTGTTATGTTTAGTAAAACTATAAATGATACTAATTGTATTGATTACTATGATAAATTAAAATCAATGAATAATAGTCAAAGAAATAGTGTATTTAACATATTAAACCTTGATAAATCGACTTTTCATTATTTACAAATGTTTAAATGGTATGATAGTGAATTTAATTATGAAAATTTAACTGATAGTTATATTGATTTTACAGACTCAGAAACTGATTTATTTTGTGAAAAAATGTTAAAAAAAACACCAGAAGCATTTGAGCTTATAGAATCATTTAATACACTAGAAGAATATGAATAACAGAACTAAAGGTCACGTGGGAGAAAGAAAGTATAGATTAATATTTATAGAGTTAGGATATGCTAAATGTGAGACATCTAGAAATGCATCTAGACTTTTAGATAATTGTAAAGTTGATTTAGATTTTTTACCATTTAATGTTCAAATTAAAACTGGAAAACATACAAGCATGAAACCAGATATAATTTTAACAGAGATGAAAACTTTGATAGAATCAACTTATGAAGATACGGATAGAATTAACTATCCGTATTTCATTATACATGAACTAGAAGGTAAAAAAGGTAAAGTAAGAACTCATAACGAAACTCAAGTTCATATTAGGTATAGTGATTTACAAAAAATCATTAAAACACTTCCTAATTTAGAACATGATTTTGTTTTGAAAATGCCATTTGATAACTTAAAACCATATATTAAAAAATGAAGTATTACCCATTAGCTGATACAGAATCTAATTATAGATCTGTATCAGCAATTTCACAATCAGATTTAAAATTGATTTTAGAATCAATAGATGTATGGAACGATAAGAAAAATGGTGCTAGTAGATCTCAAAAAGCAGGTTCTTTAGTGGATGTGTACATTACTGGTGGACAAGAAGTATTTGATACATTATATTATCAAACTAAATTTAATTGTAAATTTTCAGATTCAATAACAATTATATTAGAATATGTTATATCTAAATTAATAGAATATAAAGTAACTAATGTAACATTATTAGATGATGTATTATATGAATTTGGCTGGGAAGCATGTAATGAAGCAGTTTATTATATGAATAGGAAGAAAGATGATTATATCATAGATACTAGATTTAGAGATATATTAAATAAAGATGCATCAATAATAGATTATATAAATGAAATTATAGTTAATGCTGGTAAAACAGCTTATACTAAAGAGGATTTATTAATGTTAAAAGGTATAAAAACTAGTATGATTACATCAAAAGATCCTGTTGTAGCTAGTATTTTTGATGGCGAAGACGACTCTGATGTTCATTTTCAAATGTGCATTTATGACACTGTAAATGGAATTTATGTTAAAGGTATGATGGATATTGTAGTTATAGATCATAAATTTGCTAAAATATATTTAATAGATTTAAAAACTACAAGTGATTATAAACATAATTTTACACAATCTATTTTAAAATATAGATATGATTTTCAACTTGCATTTTATAAACATTTATTAAGTAAGAAATATCCTTTGTATCAGATTGAATGTAGTAATTTAGTTGTTAGCTTTAAAAATTCATCTCAAATTGTAAGATTTGTTTATGACGATGATTTAGTTGCTCAAGGCGATGGAGGTATAACTAAACCATTCAAATGGATTGAGGGATGGCAAGATGCAATAACAAAATATAGATACCATATTAAAGTTAATGATTATAGTAAATCTTATGAAGAATTAATTAATAACGGAGTAATAACCTTAACCACGACTGGATATGCAACTAGATACAAACAAATTACTAATTAATAAGACATTTAGATTTTTATTTCCAATAGTAAAAGAATTATCTTCTAAAGTATATGCATTGTTAATGGATCTTAAAATAATAGGTATATTTCATTCAGATAAAATAAGTGATTCATTAGACTTTAATTATACCAATCATTTATTTATTTGTTTTAATTTAGATAATGATAAAATAATAAAATCACTACAAGAAATAAGAACTCTTAGTTGTTACGAAAATGATTATCATTATGAAATAATAGATGAAAAATTAACTCATATATTAGTATTAAAAATACCAGCTGAATATAATAAAACATCTATATATTTTAAAAAAAGTTTGTATTCTAAAATGTACGAAAGAGCTAAGGTGATGAAGTTATTTAATACTAATAATGTAGTAATTAAAGCATCTATAGGTATACTATTAAAAACTAAGGAATCAATGGATAATCATTTAGAAGTTTTAAGAAAAGATTTTAATGTACCAGAATTAAATTTTGAAGATATAAAAGATCATGAATTAGAGTATCCTTTGAACAATGAAGAAGAAATATTAAATTATAATAAAAACCCTAAACAACAATGTTAATTATAGGAATAGCAGGATTGATGGGTAGTGGTAAAGATACTGCTGCTGAGATTATAAAATCAGAAATATATCCTAATGAAAAAGTAAAGATATTAAAGTTTGCAACTAGACTGAAAAAGTCAGTTGCAGCTTTATTAAATGTACCTGAAGAAATGTTAGAAGATAGAGAATTTAAAGATTCTGTAATAGAAGAATTTAAAACTTACGCTCTTGATTTTTGGTGTGACGAAAAGCAAAAAACTCACTGGGGAACTAAAATGTACAATACAGAGTATTTTAGTACTATGAAAGAAAGATCTTCGTTTGCAAACAATGTAATTGTAAAAGGTACTCATACTGTAAAGCCCACCGTAAGACAGTTATTACAAGAATATGGTACTAAATTCTTAAGAGGATATAATAAAGAAGTTCATATTAATTTTATAAAATCAGAAATACAAAAAAATCAAGATTGTGATGTAATAATTATTTCTGATGTTAGATTTCATAATGAATTAGAGTTCATAGTCGGATATGAAAATTCAGTTACATTAGGTTTACTTAGACAAACTGAATCAAATAAACATGCATCAGAAGATTTAACAGTTGTTAATAATTGTGAATATATAATCGATAATAACAAAGATATTGATTCATTAACAGAACAGTTAAAATCAATTTTTTAAATTCACAATAATTAATTAAATTTGTAAAAAATTAAAACATGTTATTAGAAGACAAATCGGTATTTAAACCGTTTAATTATCCTTTGATAGAAAGGATATTTAAAATTCAACAATCAACTCATTGGTTAGGAGATAATATTCCGATGCAATTAGATGTTCAAGATTGGAATACAAAATTAACAGATGAAGAAAAACATATTGTTGGTAATTTATTAAAGTCCTTTACTCAAGTTGAAGTAATCGTGGGAGACTATTGGAGAGATCTTTCTTACGTATTTAAACATCCAGAAATTAGCATGATGTGTACTACATTTAGTTATTTTGAAACAATTCATCAGTTAGCATATGATAGATTAAATGCATCATTAGATTTGACAGACTATAAAGGATTCTTACAAGAAGAAAGAGTTTCTAATAGATTAAACAGTATTGTTAATCAAAATTGTTTAAGAATGAATTTAGATAGAAATAATCCTGATAAACAACATTTATTAGACATAGCAGTATCAATTGCTTCTTTTAGTGCATTTGTTGAAGGTTGTGCTATATTTAGTTCATTTATGATTTTATTTAATTTCTCAAGATCTAAAATTTTAAGTGCGACCAAAGAAATTGTAGAGTATTCTATAAGAGATGAAGAAATTCATTCTATAGGTGGGATAGCTTTATTTAGAGAGTTATGTTCTGAATACCCATATATCAAACATAGAGCAGAAGATAAGATAAAAGAAGCGGCTAGATTAGTTTATCAATTAGAATCTAATAATTTAGATTTCATATTTGAAAATACTAGTATAGTTAGAGGATTAACTAAAGAAGAAGTTTTAAATTATATTGCTAATAGATTAAATTTAAAACTTGTTGAATTAGGTTATAGTTCTATTTTTGAAATTGATTCTGTACAATTAAAAAATGTAGATTGGTTTGATATAATTGTAAAAGGTAATTCTCATGGTGATTTCTTTGCTAAAAAGATAACTGATTATACAAATCAAGAAGATGTCGATCCAGATTCTTTATGGTAATTGAAATTATAAAGTTAATAACTATATCCTTGCTATTTATTTATTCTATAACAAGGATTTTTACTGATGAAAATAAATAATAACTAAATACAATTAACTTATGTTAAGGCAACAAGAGACAAGAGCTCATCCAGAATGGGCTACAGAAGAAAGTATTAATCTATTAAGAAAGAACAATTATTTCTTAGAAGATGAAGATTCACGAACAATGTATTTACGAGTTGTAAATCATTTATCAAATTATTTACCAGATACAATGGATAAAGATTTAATAGCTGATAAATGGTTTAAGTACATTTGGAATAATTGGTTATGTCCATCTACACCTGTACTATGTAATGTAGGAACTGATCGTGGGATGCCCATCGCCTGTTTCGGCGGAAAAAAAGAGGATTCTATGACAAGTATTTTTGATCACGTAAAAGAAACAGCATTATTAACTAAACATGGTGGAGGAACAAGTGGTTCTTGGGATAAGGTTAGGGGTAGAGGAGAGCCTATATCAAAAGGAGGTTATTCACAAGGTACGATACCATTTTTAAAAGTATTGGATAGTACTATTGCATCTTCTCAACAAGCCAATATTCGTAGAGGTGCATATGCTGCTTACATGCCAATCACACATAAAGATATTTTAGAATTTATTACAATAAGAGAACCTGTTGGTGATTTAAATTCTAAATGTACTAATGTAGGATTTCATCATGGTGTAACAATTGGTGATGATTTTATGATTAAATTAAAAGAAGGTAATCCATATTATAGAACAGTATGGGCTAAACTTTTAAAACAACGTAAGAAGTTAGGTGAGCCATATTTGATGTTTTATGATACAGTTAATAGAGCTAATCCAGATTGTTATAAGAAACGTAAGTTGAAAGTTAATGCATCAAATTTGTGTAGTGAAATTGCCCTTCATTCAGACTCAGATCATACATTTGTTTGTTGTTTATCATCTTTAAATTTATTTAAATATGACGAATGGAAAGATGAGTCTGACTTTTTATATTATACTCTTTTATTTATGGATTGTGTAATGGAAGATTTTATTACTAATGCAAGTGATATTGATGGATTTGAAAACGCTGTTAGATATGCTAAAAAGTTTAGATCTATTGGTATTGGTGTATTAGGATTTCATTCGTTATTACAATCAAAATTAATACCTTTTATTAGCATAAAATCTCGTTATTTAATTAATGAAATTGGTAAGAAATTAAAAACTGAATTAGATGAGGCTAATATAAGATTAGGAGTTGAATTAGGAATACCTGAAGGTTGCGATACTACTAGATGTAGTCATGTAACAGCTATTGCACCTACATCAAGTAATTCTATTATTAGTGGTCAAATGAGTCCAGGGATAGAACCTTATAATAGTAATATATTTACTCAAGAAACATCAGCTTCTACCTTTATAAGTAAAAATAGATTCTTAGAGCAATTGCTAATTGAAAAATATCCAGAAATGAATAATGATGATATTTGGAAACAAATAGCAATAGATTATCAAGGGTCAGTTCAATCTCTAGAGTTTTTAACTGAAGAAGAAAAACAAGTGTTTTTAACAGCATTTGAAATTAATCAAAAAGAACTGATTATAAATGCTTCAATTTGGCAGAAATATATCGACCAGGGCATATCTTTAAATCTGTTCTTTGCGGATTCAGTAGATATGAAATACTTTTCCGAATCTCATGTATTAGCATGGGAAGTAGGATTAAAATCATTGTACTATGTAAGGTCTACTAGTGCATCAAAATTATTTATTAATCAAGAAGGTTGCACCATGTGCCAATCTTAAAATTTATTTATTAAAATTATGGAACTTATCAATGTTTTATTACTAGGAATGACTTTATTAGCTATTGTAGTTGGTTATTTACTATATTCTATTCAGACATTATATAAAGAAATAGATCAAATGGAAATTAAAATCTATAGTCATATCAACACAATTGTTGAATCAACAGTTGACGTTAGTACTAAAGTAATTAATGAAAGTAATGAATCTTTAAAGATCACTATTATGGAAGAATTAACTTCTATTGAGACTAAAGTTAATCAAGAAATTAAAGATCATTTAAATAGTATTAAAAGTGAATTGAATGAGGCAGTCAAAGCTGACATGAAAAAATTAACTGATTATGCAGAAGCAATAAAAGGATTGGTTGACAGTTTAAATTCAACTCCTAAACCAACTAAAAAAACAAATAGAAAAAATGGAATTTAATATCCCTTTAGAGTTTTCTAGCGAAATGCTATTTAAAAAAGATAAGTCTGATGAAGATTCATTATTAAGAAAATTAATTGATGGAGATGATAGTGATGACTTAGATTATGAGGTCGAAGTAATAAAAGTATTAATAGGAGGATTTGATTCATTACACGAATCAAAAGATTCAACTAAATGCTATTTAAATTATTTAAATGACCAATTTTTGGTATTAGAACCATACGAACAATTAAAAGAAAGAATTAAAAAACATATTTAAAAATGGTAACTGTAAAATTAAAAGTAAAAGAAGGGGTAGAATTACCTAAGTATCAAACACCAGGTTCTGGTGCAGTAGATTTATTATTTCATGATGTAGTTAAATTATACACTAGAAATAATTACGAAATGACAAATGTAGATGAAATCTTCAAAGGATTTAAATCTGGAGGTGTAAACTATATTTGTATTAGACCAGGCGAAAGAGTTTTGCTTGATACAGGATTAACTTTAGCTAATATTGAAGATGGTTATAAGTTAGATCTAATTATTAGAAGTAGTCAAGCTCTAAAATACGGGTTAGATTTATCAAATTCAAAAGGATTAGTTGACAATGATTACAGAAGCATGATTGGGTTAATTTTAACAAATACTAGTAATGCACTAGTTAGAATTAACAAGAATGAAAGAATTGCTCAAATGGAAATTACCCCGTATATACAAGCTAAGTTTGAAGCAGTTGAGGAATTAACAGTTACAGAACGTAAAGGAGGATTTGGATCTACAGGTGTATGATAAGGGAATGTAAAACTCATGGTTTTACTAAGTACAAATTAAATAAACGTAATCATTTTATATGTATAGAATGTTCTAAAGATCATAAGTTAAAGTATAGATATAATATAACAACAGAAGATAAATTAGAGCTGTTATCTATATATAATAATCAATGTTATATTTGTAATTCAACAGAAGATTTATGTATTGATCATTGTCATGATTTAAATGAAATACGTGGTATATTATGTAGAAAATGTAATGCTGGAATAGCGATGTTAAAACATGATTCAGAATTACTTGAAAAAGCAATTAAATATTTAAAACGATAATCATATCCCCTTTAAAATATAAAGGGGATATTTAATTTAATATTATAAATAATGGAAAAATATATTTTAATAACAGCAGATTGTGGAGATGCTGATCGTGTTATTGAACAAACCCTAATCACTGAAGAAGAGGTAACAATGATGAAGAGTATTGTTCGTAAAATGCCAACAAATCATTTTAATATTATCAAATATAAAACAGGAGATATGGGAGATGACAACCAAAAAGGTTCGGATTACAATCACATAACAAATGAAGAAAAAGATTTTTTAGATGCATTTTTACCAATGGGTGGCGTAAATACTGATCTTAGTGGTATTAATTCTATTGATAGTATACAAATTATTCAAATAATAGAAACTATTCTTTAAAATACAAAATCAAATGAATAAAGAAGAAATCAAAGACTATACCTACGGATTTAAAGTAGGGGATTTAATTACTGCTTATCATAAAGGAGTACATGAGATACTAAGTATTAAAAGAAGATTTTATGAAAGAGAAGATGATATACCAAGTTCATTAAAAGGAGTAAAATCTATAGGAGACGAAAACAATGCATTGATATACTATAAAAAAGTATTGA